TTACTCTTCCGACTATTGCCGGTAAGCACGTCCTTGTGACCGACCGGTTTACAGTGACTGGTTCTGCAGCTGATGCTGTATTCTCTACTTATCTGTTTGGAGAAGGTGCGTTCCTGTCCTGCGACAAGAAAAATTATGAGAATCAGTATACAACCAACTACGATCCAGAGGCATCTGCAGGTATTGACAAATTCTATACCAAACAGGGTAAGGTCCTTCATCCGAATGGTCTGTCACTTCTGGTTGATAACATTGCGAAAGACTCTCCAACATTTGCAGAACTTGGTGCATCAGCTAACTATGAGCTGAAATTCAACAGCAAGAATGTGAAGATGGGAGTTATCAAGTCAAAAGTCGGTACTGCAGTAGTCTAAAAGGAAGGTGATCTGATGATATTGGCAGTTGATGAGATGATGAAATTACCGGAATTTACAGCGCAAAATAAAGGAGTAATTGCAGAAAAACTGAATGCTGCCGAGTTTATGATCCGTGCATACACGCATAATAATTTCCAGAATCGCTTTGTCCGTTTTTTTGCCGACAGCTCTGGTGATTGCTTGTACGGAACGTCAGATTTTCTGAAAGTTGGTGATACAATCCAGATTTCACAGTCCTATGTGAATGACGGATTGTACACCATTACCGAGACTGGAGACAACTTTATCAGGATTGATCGGGAACTGTATAAATCACAGAATCTGGTCACTAAGGTAGAGTATCCGGCTGATGTCCGTGCAGGTGTTTTGGAGCTTGTGAAAATGAAGATCATTATTTCAGCAGCCACTGAGGAAGAAGGGATTGCAAAAAGAAATGCTATCTTCCAGATCTTTGAATCTGATATTCTTGCGGAACAGTCAGGAAGATTGTATCAGGACGACTACTATTTGAATTGTTATATCGTAGCATCGAAGAAAGCAAAGTGGTATTTGACAAAACGGTATCTGGAGATTGAAGTCACCATTGCAACAGATCAGCCGGACTGGGTACAGGAAAGAGAGTACAATTTCCTGAAGACAGAAGGCGCGACGATTGAAATGTTAGTATCACGGAATCAGATTTTGTGTTGCGGATATATGGTTCCGTATCAAAACCGCTTGTGAAGATTGGAGACAATACCTATCAGGTCAATGTTTCTTTAAATGCCGGTGAACGATTAGAGATTGATTCACGGAGAAAAACGGTTAAATTGGTGCACACTGACGGGTATGCTGAAAATGTTCTTTGGTCAGCCGTAAAAGAGTATTACATCTTTGAGAAAATTGTAGCTGGTACGCAGATCGTTGCGTGGAATGGCAGTTTTTCTTTCGATCTAATCTTGATTGACAAAAGGAGTGAACCATTGTGGAAGTAATGTATACAGACGTAAACAGGCTTCCACAAGGGAGCCTTGAAAAGTATTCGATTGATTTAGAACTCGGAGGTGACAATGACTTTGAGCTTCAGATGAACGTAAAAAATCATTGCATGAGTGCCGGATGCATCTGGTATGTAAAAGACGAAGAATACGGCGGTATTGTGGATGATGTAAAAGTCGACACAGAAAAATCCAAGGTATATTATTCCGGAAGAAGTTGGCGTGGTGTTCTGAAAAAGAAAGTGATCAGACCGGACACCGGAAAAGATTACCTTGTGGTATCCGGGGATGCAAATGATATCCTTGCGCTACTGATAAAACACTGTGATCTGGTAGATCTGTTTGCTGTTCCGGATACGTCTTCCGGAATACAGATAAGCAATTATCAATTCCAGAGATACGTCGATGCTTATTCAGGCATTGTAAAAATGCTGTCTGCCGCCGGTGCAAAATTGAAAATCGTCTACAATGACAAGGATTCTTGTGTGAATATATCGGCTGTCCCGATCGAAGATCTGTCAGAGAAATATGAGTATTCTGATGATTATGGAATGAAAATTATCATTGAGAAGAAGACCGGAGGAGTAAATCATCTGATCTGCCTCGGAGCTGGCGAATTGGCAGCCAGAAAGGTGATTGATCTGTATGTAGGTAAGGATGGTGAGATCACAGAAAAACAGTCATACTTTGGAGAATATGAGATTGCAGAAACCTATGATTATGGGAACTCTGAATCTGCTACTGAACTGAAAGAAAAAGGAATAGAGCATCTGAAGGAGCTGAAAAGTTCGGATTCAGTATCAGCATCGTTTTCAAAAATGGATGTAGATATAGGTGATATTGTTGGCGGCAGAAACCGGGCGACCGGAATCGTATTAAAAGAAACTGTTGAACAGGAAATCGTAAAAATAAAAAATGATATTATGACTATAACATATAAGGTCGGTGAGGAATAATGGCAACAAATTATCTTGATACCGGAGATACCGGACGTGCAGTCAGCTCGGAATCTGACGGTGCATTATTTGCCGGTATTTTTGGGGCTGAAAAATATGTATTGGAAAATGGTAGCCAGTTAAAAGCGGAGATACAGTCCAATAATATTGTAAAAATTTTCGATGGTGATGCGGTCATGTACGGGCGACACGTAAGGATTCCAGCAAATGACAGCGCACTGGTTACGATTAACAATGGACATTCTGGAACGAACAGGATTGATCTGATCGTGTTCCGGTACACAAAGGATAGCACAGGAAAAGAAACGGTTGATCTGGTTGTGATCCAGGGAGAAGATTCCACCGGAACGGCTACAGCACCAACGGCGGTAGATGGAAACATTTTGACTGGTGCAATGCAGTCAGACTTCCCTCTGTATAGCGTGGAACTGAATGGAATCAATATTGTAAAGGTGAATCAGCTATTTAATGTGATCGGTAATATCAGCAAGTTAAAGGAAGAACTTACTGAATTAAATAGCAAATTATATGAAACTTATATAGATCCATCAACAAAAAGCATTTGTATACGATTTCCTAAAAACAGGATTCAAATATGTGCCGGAACAATTCGCGTATATGCCTCATTGCAACAAAATGGCACTGGATATACGGGTGTAAGTACCAAAATAGAACAAGCAACATTTCCAAAGCCGTTTAAATTTTTAAGGGGTTGTACAATAACTCAAAATAGTGATGATTGGGTTATGATTCTTGGAAAAACCACAACCTTGAATGGAATTTCCCAGCTTCGATTAGGATATTTTGCAGCATACACAAATAAAGCTTTTTATATGGACTATATTGCAATCGGAACATATTAGAATTATTTCCATTTTCCGATTATAAGCATATCAGCTTGTACATAACACATTCCTTGCTTTGGACTGTATGCTGTAAGCTTGTACCCGGTTGTAGTCACTTCGGTAACTCCAAGACCATACAGTTCGTTAGTCTTTGCCGGAGATACTATAATTAAAGGAGCTTCATTGAATGCTACTGGAAAACCAACCGCAGCACTAGAAGCAAAATACCAGTTATACCAACTGGTTGCAAGATTGGTATTCCAAGTATATTTACTCCACATAACCATGTCGCCGTTGGAATATTTTGTGTAATTGTAGTTATTTTTGGTTCCACGTTCTACGATAGAAATCAGTTTATCGTTTATGGTCGCAATACTATCGTTCGCTTTTGCCAAATCTGCTTTTACATTTAATAAATTGCTACTTAATTCAGTATGCCAGTTGGTATACTGAAAGCAAAAAGGAGCAACGTATGGAAGCAAAAATAATGGATGTATTGCGAAGAATGCAGTTGATTCTTGATGAAGTACAGCTGCGGGAGCTAAAAGAAGTGCTGCAGATGACATTTACCGGGTGCAGAGTAATTCAGGAAACGGATCTGCAGGTTGTAGACAGGAGCTGGGAAGTGGATCTGGAAGAGTTTCTGATGAGTAAAGCACTGGAAGGAAAAGCATCAAAGACAGTGAAGCAATATCGGTATGAACTAGTTCGGTTACTGACCTATATCAATAAGCCAGTGAAGAATATAGATTCAGGAGATATCTCTGGATTCATGCGGACTTATAAAATGATCCGCAAGGTAGCAAACCAGACATTAAAGAATGTCCGGGCAGTGTATAGCAGTTTCTTCGGATGGCTGCGAGATCGTGACCGGATTCGGAGAAATCCGATGGTGCTGGTGGAATCTATCAAAGTAGAAAAGAAGATCCGAAAACCATATACTGATGAAGAACGGGAGCGGATGCTGCGTAAATGCAGCAGTCTCCGGGATAAAGCGTTACTAGAATTCCTATATAGCACAGCAGTCAGAGTATCGGAGCTTTCAGAGATTAACAGAGAAGATATCCGGTATGCGAATAAAGAGCTGATTGTATATGGAAAAGGAGCGAAAGAAAGGACGGTGTACATCAATGAACGAACCAACATGTACCTGAAAGAATATCTGGAAAGCAGAAAAGACAATGATCCGGCGCTATTTGTCAGAAGCAAGAAACCGAATAGCCGGCTGACGAAAACAGGAATTGAGGATATCATCCGGCGGATTGGAGAGAAGGCGGGCGTAGAAAATGCGCATCCGCATCGATTCCGGAGGACGGCTCTGACAAATGCACTGAACCGCGGAATGCCTCTGCAGGAGGCTATGATATTTGCGGGACACGCAAAGTCAGAGACAACCATGCGATATTGTACAGTGAATCAGGAAGGTGTACGGTATCATCACTTTAAATATTTAAGCGCATAAGTAAATAAACTTATTTATTTACACTCGGCATCTGGTCGGGTGTTTTTGATATGCATTTTTACATGTAACTTTATTAACGACAGTAAGGAGTGATTCTTAATTAAATAGCAATTTAGTAAATATAAATTCCAAAATAACAACCACGAATGCGAATTTAACCAAAACTAACACTGTTTTAGAAAACAGAAAACCAATAATTATTGATTCAACAGCACAAGGAACGGTAAATTGGGATACAAATAATTTCCTAAAATCTGGTGTTACATATGCCTTTGTAATTGTTGTATATTCAACGATTAACGGCGAGAGCTATAAACAAGAAATCCTGTGCAGATTAAACAATGTCCTTATGGGACAAAACGGAAACTATTACAGACTAACATCTACGTTTGCCGGAAAATGCACTAAAGGCGATAAGATTCAAATTGCATCATATAAAAATGGTGGATCTTGGAGTGGTTGGGCGACACGCGGAATTTTTATACCGGTTAGCTAAAATAGGCTGTTGCTGTAATCATTACGAATGAGGCACTATCTGTACCGCTGATATATACTCCACCATTTTTTATGTATATACGTGCTTGTGTTCC